ACCCTGTTCTATGCTCTCTTTTCTTTGCCTAATCAGGACTTCATTGACCTGATCGAGCAGCGCCGGACACCGATCTCAATGCTGATAGAGGATGAAAATGCAGCCGGAAGCATTGAAATATACGGTCTTCGCTTCCGAAAAGACATGGTAGTTCCGTCAAAACTCGTGGATTACATCTGTTGAAGTCTAACAAAAATATGCAAAAAACAGGTTATTTCGCTCGTTAAATTCTAAAATGACCTCATCTAACCACCGAGAAATCTCGGTGGTTAGCTCGTCAAGAATTTTGGTCATATATGAGGAAAGCGACGAATAAAATCAAAGTTTCCTCAAATCTATATGAAAAGGATGAATTTTTGTGATCTCGATTACCAAAGAAGAGAAAATGCTTTTGGCGAAGCTGTACCCAAACTATACGTATCCACGCACTATGAAGCAGCGTTCTAAACGCCACCACTATTTTTGCACAGAGAGTGAAGAGTTGATGCGGGCCATTGCTCATAGTAACTCTGCTGCCGCAGATCGTGTGAAAGAGTTTGACCGGCAACACGCCTTGCGTGAGGCACGTAGGAAACAGTGCGGTGAAAACTAATGGCCTTTCAGGAAAAGCGAGAGCAATATACTAATGCTATAATCGACTGCTCCGATGGAACTTTGACTGAGTTCCATCGGGACGGTGTAAGTTCATTTAGCATTACTGAAATCTTAAAACGATGGGATGGCGTACCCGATATTACGCTGACGATTGAACGACGGATAAATTTGCCGCCGTCAGAAGAGAGGTGAAGCTATTCGTGAACCCAAAGTATGAACGAAAAGAAGGGGAGGATCTTTATGAGTACGGTCTTCGGCTCATTGAGATTAAGATGGAACAGAAACCGGACGACCTGGATTGGGAAGATATTGTAGAAGCCGCTCAACTGGATTGTCACCGTGACAGTCTTAGAAAAGCTGCATCTGTTACACCATATTCTGGTTATGCTGTTGCACAATATTTTAAGCGCAAATATGCTGCTGATGGACGGCCTGACAAAGAGGAGTATCTTTCTGAACTGGATGTGAAGATTGCAGAGGCAAGAAAGGAAGCAAAGCGGTTTTTTGATCAACGGCGCGAGTTTAATAAACTGGTAGATCGGATTGGTAGATCAGAGAATTTGGAAGATCGTCTTGTTGAAGCTGCAAATGTCCTAAATGAGTCTGAGCCATTGTGTGTAGATAAGTCTGTTGTTTATACTTATGATGATAATGAAGCCGTCATTGTGTTTGCAGATTGGCACTACGGAATGACAACAGATAATATTTGGGAACGGTATAATACAGAGGTTTGTCTTCGCCGTGTAGAGCATTTGGTAGAGACTGCGATTGAGCGAATCAAGCTGCATAGATGTCGCAAACTGCATATCCTTCTGCTTGGCGATATGGCACATGGAGCCATTCATACCAGCGCACGAGTAGCGTCTGAAGAACTTGTTTGTGACCAGGTGATGCAAGTCTCTGAAATTATTGCTCAGGCAGTGAATGCCTTAGCGGACACAGTAGAAGAAACCGTCGTACACGCTACATACGGGAACCATCTGCGCACTGTGCAGAATAAGCAAGATAGCATCCATGCTGATAACATGGAGCGCTTGATTCCCTGGTGGCTGGAGCAGCGGTTGGGTGATAGAGACGATGTGCAATTCCCAGAGGCGGAGTATTACGAGTTCTTATATTTTAACGTGTGCGGATATCAAATCTGCGCTACACATGGCGATCTTGACAGTGTGAAAAACGCTGGTAGAACATTGAATACTCTCTTTGTAAAGAAATACGGCTCTGGAATTGATTATGTAATTCTTGCCGATAAACACCATAAGGAAGAGTTTGAAGAACTTGGAATTGACAGTATGATCGTCAGAAGCCTTTGTGGAACTGATGAATACGCAAATGGAAAGCGGTTGTATTCTACACCTGGACAACTGATGATGGTGTTCAAACCTGGAATTGGTGCTGATGCCTACTATCAGATCAAACTTGGTTAGGAGTGATTTTGTGCTCAAGAACGATCTTGTCCTTGCATTGTCTGAGATGGACTACTATAAGAACCAGGCTGGAGCTGTTATCAATGATGTGTTTCGCGTCATTGCTGAGGCGCTGACTAAGGGAGAAAAGGTAACAATCCGAGGGTTCGGGACTTTTGAAGTGAAGAAGAGAAGGGGAAGCCTTGTTCGTGATATCCATACACGAGAGCAAAAGCGGATAGATGATTACCAGGTTGTGGTATTTCGTCCTGGTGACAACTTAAAAGACGCTGTGAAGACACAAGACCCCAACAAACTTAGCTTGCTGGCTAAAACCGAAAAAAAATAAAAAAATTTTGTTCGTCGCTATTGACATCCACTGAAACCTGTGGTATAGTATGACCATAGCGACGAACAAAATCAATGCTGATGTAGTTCAGTTGGTAGAACGACTGATTTGTAATCAGTAGGTCGCAGGTTCGACCCCTGTCATCAGCTCCATGTTCCTTGAAAACTTAATCTTTGAATCATGCTTATTACTAACTCGGTGAACAAAGTGTGTCAGCACTCCGAGGTATATGGTAATTTCGGTAGGAACTGCGAGGGATACCTTGCAGGGAGGATCGTCGTCATGCAGCGATGTAGGGCGAGGAGGCGGAAACCGCCAAGAAAAACATATTTCGCTAAGAGTTATCGCTTTGTAACGCACAGAACTTTCGGGCGCAGCAATAGACGCTCCATGTGGAGAATAAGCCTTGCAGTATATCGGGGTGGTAGCCGATTATACGGAGGTAAAACCAATAATGTGCTTCTGTCTTGATGCCGAAGAAATTCGGCTATAACGAAAGTATCTGGTTAAAGTAGCCGTAGGACAGGTTGAAAACATCTTTTCATTTTGAAAGTATGTAGACTATACAGGTCAATAATGAAATTTTCTGAATGAACGGTGAAATTTGCGGGTAGACAATCCCGTGCAGGATATGGCGCTGATGCGCTGGGGCAAGAAGTTAGGGGTCGCTCCCCGAAGCTCAGACTTGTCTCCCTGGTGGCGGAACAACAAGGAAGATAATGGAGGTAGGGTGAAGACCCAGTAATGAGTGTGATTGAGAGATTAAGTTCTTCAAAGTAGCGAATAAAATCGCTGATACGGGGCCGTAGCTCAGTTGGGAGAGCGCCTGCCTTGCAAGCAGGAGGTCGGGAGTTCAATCCTCCCTGGTTCCACCACGCATAGGTACTTTGACAATTTCATATGGGGCCGTAAAGGATTCGACGGGGTTGAGAGTACAGGACTCGCAGGTAGAAGACCGCCTAAAAGCTTAAACAAAAATGAAACGACAACACTGAAACTGTCATTATGATCCATCCCGCTTTTGCCGCTTTCATGGCTGAGAGGATTGCCGCCTGATTGGTGGAGGACTTTCCAAAACGACGTACCAGCTGGATATAGGTAAACGTCTGAGGTAAAAGATTTATCCAGCACTTGCAGTTTTTCCTTGTACTTCTGTTAAATAAAGACAAGGTGGTGGAGGTGTGCAAACCATTGTACGCCCTGGGATAGATTTGACGGTATCGCAAGCGCCCGCTGTAATGCAACGCTGAAAAATCGTCTATTGCGTAAGAATGTCTTGTTCATGTAGGAATTTCGGACGCGGGTTCGATTCCCGCCGGCTCCACCAGCTGCCAGGTCGCTCCTGGCTGATGTGAGAGTAGCGCAACGCCTCACAAAGAATGATAAAGGCCGCTGAAAACTGCTGGAGGATAGTGAAGCATCAAATGATGCGTAACTGGCTGATGATAGTGTGACAATCTAAGCGACAAGCGCACAAAATCTGGGTGTAGCTCAGTTGGCAGAGCGCGTGATTTGGGATCACGAGGCCGTGAGTTCGAGCCTCACCACTCAGACCATTTTGGGACACTGACAGCAATCTTAACAAAACTTTTTGGGGTAAAAAAAGAAAATGTGTTCCGTTGAGACGCTAACAGCAATTTCAAGAAATTCTATCAAATTCTACAATTTTTTAGTCTTACACAGACACCTCCAATTTTCATTTTTTCATTGATGCGTCTCGTGAAAATCATAATATTGGCTCATAGCTCAGATGGCAGAGCGCTTGACTGTTAATCAAGATGTCGCAGGTTCGATCCCTGCTGGGCCAGCCAGAATCTCAAAACATGACGGGGAGTTTACAGAAATAGGTGTCTACACCAGTTTCGTTTTTAGAACCGTCTATATATAGCGGGGTAGAGAAGTGGTCATCTCGCCATCCTCATAAGTTGGAAAGCGTGGGTTCGAGTCCCACCCCCGCCACCAGGCCCGTCCTACGAACAGAGAGGAGACTGCAAACTTAATGGGAAATGGAAATGTTCACGTTTGGCCGTGAAAACTTTAAGCAGGTTTCAAGTGAAACCGCCGCGCCACAACAGCGGAGAGTTGGCAGCATAACCAGCGCTGCGAGCTGGTTATCTGTGGGAATAGCTCAACTGGTAGAGCGCCGTCCTTCCAAGTCGGATGTTGCGGGTTCAATTCCCGTTTCCCACTCCACAAGGGGCACTAACAGCAACTTCACACATGGAATCAACTTTTAATTGATAGCTTAAAAATGTGTTCCGTAATTTATGCTGGTGTGGTGGAATTGGCAGACGCGGTGGACTCAAAATCCGCTACTGGCAACAGTGTGTGGGTTCAAATCCCACCACCAGCACCAGGAGGGCCGGTTATGGCGCATATACCGGATAGTCAAAGCGGGGTTCCCAGAGATGGTTGCAAACTTCAAAGGTAAACACCCGCCCCTCTGCCAAACAAATGATGCCGTAGCCAAGATGGTAAGGCTCTGGGCTGCAAACCCAGGATCGTGGGTTCAAATCCTATCGGTATCTCCATATGCGCCAATAGCTCAGTTGGATAGAGCAAGAGATTTCTAATCTCTGTGCCGTGGGTTCGAGTCCTACTTGGCGTGCCAACTTAATATAGGGGTGTAGCCAAGTGGTTACGGCACGGGACTTTGACTCCCGCATCACTGGTTCGAGTCCAGTCACCCCTGCCAAATATGCTCCCATCTTCTAATTGGCATAGGAAGCCGGCCTCTCAAGCCAGCAATGCGAGTTCGAGCCTCGCTGGGAGTACCAATGAAAAGAGGTGCTGTTTACGGTGCGGAAATCTGCTGTGGTTAAAGACGTATCTGAAAAGATTGTAAAGAAAATTCCGTCTTCTGAAAATGGGCCGGGCGTGTCCTGCACAACTAAGAATGGGCAGAACTATCAGATCAGTCAGAATTTGGAGAAAATGAAATTTACTCTTTGGAAGGTCACAGAGAATGGCTTTATCAAGATTGCAACAGCAAATTCTCCACTTGACCTTGATGATTTGATTCCGTGGAATGAATAGAATATGGTGCCGTGGACGAATTGGTAGAGTCACCGCCCTTTCAAGGCGGAATTTGAGAGTTCAAACCTCTCCGGCATCACCATATGGCCTCGTAGCTCAATCGGGAGAGCGCCAGCCTGTCACGCTGGAGGTAGCGGGATCAAAACCCGCCGAGGTCGCCATATAGGGGTTTGGTGTAATGGTAGCATAACAGTCTCCAAAACTGTTGGTGAGAGTTCAAGTCTTTCAGCCCCTGCCAAATGCTGACATAGCTCTAATGGTAGAGCGGTTGCCTCGTAAGCAATATGTTCAGAGTTCAAGTCTCTGTGTCAGCTCCAATCGCCCGATTGAGATAACATATCACGTGTGTGAGTGGCGCACGGAATCCAAGGTGGCCTCCAGCGATGGAGTGACTGGGCGTAAAAGAAATAGCGGTTAGGTGCCGTTGTAGCACCAAAGGTAGGCTGAAATCTGTCTGGGCCATAGCCGCAAGTATGGTGTGCTTGTTACATCGAAATCCTTGGTAGACTTTGACGGGAAACACAAATCCCCCTGCTCCTCAATAGAAAGGCTGAAAGGACTACAGCTTTGCATATGAAGCTGAGTTGTGGTGGTAATATGGCACAGCGTAAAGGCGTGTGGTGAGGCTGGGAGTGGAGTCACTTTTACAACATACATATAGGGGAGCGCCGAAGTCGGAGAGTCGGGGCGGTCTGTAAAACCGTTGCGTTTATGCGCTGAGTGGGTTCGACTCCCACCTCCCTTACCATATGGCGGAATTGACCCCAGTAGGTGCGGGGAGCAGTCTTGAAAACTGTTGGCCGTGATGAGCGGCTTGTGGGTTCGAGTCCTACTTCCGCCGCCACGGAACATCTTCGTAGTCCCGATAGAACGTACAGCTCTGGCCCGGAGTACATACGAGGAAGGGCAAATTTGAGACACGTACAGCAATTTGTTTGACTCCAAAATCAAACCCTGACCGTCAAATCAGGTAGTGTCTCATATACATATGCGCCAGTAATTCAGCTGGTAGAATAACCGCCTTTTAAGCGGTAGGTCGAAGGTTCGAGTCCTTTCTGGCGCACCATGAAATATTATAACGACTGAAACCTCAGCGATTTTAAGCCGCTGAGGTTTTGTCATATTTGAAAGGAGGTCGCAGCATGGCGGCAAAGAAACAACTGAAGAAATCGGTTGCACAAAAAGTTAATAAAGAAGCAAAGCCAAGTGAAGCAGAGCCGCGTGTTGTGAGCGATGAAATGTATCGTTGTCCTCGTTGTGGTCATAAATATCCGAAGCAGGATGGAAATTTCAATGTGTCTAAATCTCCACTGTTCAAAGGGAATAATGGCTATGTGGTGTACTGCAAAAAATGTGTAGCTGAGATGTTTGATGAGAATGTAGCATTTTTCGATAAGGATGAGGATGCTGCTATGGAACGTGTCTGTCAAATTATTGATCTTTGCGTAAATGAAACGGCTTGGGCAGCTGCACGAAAGATTAGCGCAAATAGAAATCGTATGAGCGGATATTTTTCAAAGTTAAATATTCGCCAGAGTAGTGAGGATTCTACCTATTCAGACACACTTGTGCGGCGATTTGAAGCGGAGGCCGAGATGCCAAATGAAGCATCTGATACTGATGATACCAGTGTAAATCTTGATGTAATTCGCAGATTTGGGCTTGGTTTTTCAGATAGTGATTATGATACATTGCAAGGCGAGTATGACAGTTGGGTAGAGCGCTGTGGTGCCCCTGTGGATAAACGGCAAGATGAACTTTATGTTTCTATTTGTTATTTGAAGCTAAATCTGCAAAATAGCGTTAGGAACGGAGCAGCTGGCGTTGGTGCTCTTGCCAATTCTTATAAAGCGTTTATTGAGGCTGCTACAACAGAAATTGAGGATAGAAAGAAAAAGGCGGAATCGGAAATGCAGCTGAGTCCTTTGGGCGTGATGATTCGTGATATTGAAGAGCATTGTCCGGCCGATTTTTACAAGGATCAGAAGCTCTATGCCGATTACGACCATTTGAGAGAATATATTACCAGATTTATGACACGGCCTTTGAACAATCTTCTGACTGGCTCTAAAGAAATGGATAAGGAGTTTAACCTTTCTGGATCGGAGGAGTGAGTATGAAGTATGAAAAGGTAATGGATGAGCGGCAACGTCATTTGCATGAACATTTTTCTTCGTCCAATTATTTGGGAGATCCACAGAGAGTCCAAAAACTGATGGATTGGATAACATTTTGGAGGAGAAATCCAAGCCGATTTGTTCAGTATTATTTTGGAATCACGCTCCATCTCTATCAACACATTATCTTGTTCCTAATGGACATTTATCCGAGTATTTGCCTTGTTGCAGCACGAAGCGCCGCCAAGTCCTTTATCATCGCAATATACGCTTGTAAGGAAGCAATTCTGCGGCCTGGTGCAAGAATCGTTGTGGCTTCAGCAACAAAAGGTCAGGCAAAATTGATTGTTTCTGAAAAAATTCAGAAAGAGATTTTGCCTCGTTCTCCTTTGTTGCAGGAAGAAATTGAACGTATTAGGGATAATCAAAACGAAATTGAGGTGTTTTTCCGCAACGGCAGTTCTATTATCGTTGTGCCGGCTAATGATAACGCTCGTGGACATCGTGCTACTGTTATGATTTACGAAGAGTTTCGTATGATTTTGAAGAATATCATTGATACGGTTCTTTCTCCGTTCCTATATGTTCGGCA